ATCCAGTCTTTACCATTATCAATCGTAATCACTTTACCTTTAACATTTTCTTTCATTGCAAGTGCAATCATAAAAGCTGTTGAACCATTACCAGTTCCAAGCTCAAGAACTAACTTTGGTTTTTTCATTTTAACTAATGAATAATAAAACATGCATGAGTCAACTGTTTCAAATTGAATGCCTCTGTTTAGGCATTGTTGCATAATTCTTAATTTATTTCTGGTGTTTAATTTGTGTACAATCCCCATGATATAATAATTCTTTCCTGATACGACATTGCGAAGTGTGTATGACCTGAAGGAGACAACAACAAATCACCAGGTTTGACAACCACAGTGAGATCTTGGTTTTCAAATCTATAAATTGTATTTTTGTATACACCTAATATCAAAGAATTTTCTCTGTCAACGTGTGCTACACCAACAGATCTTTTCATTGAAAAAAATATATCTGCTTGATCTATTCTAAGATCAGGAAGACCTTCACATATAATTTTATGTAAAGGAGCAATATGATTTGCATTTTCAACTTTTCTTATCTGAAATGGATTAGATAAAATATCATTTTCGTTAGCACCTAATTCTCTATCTACTTTAATTTTGTTTTTACAATTACTGTTATTTAGCAAACTACTAATATAGTTAAAATCAATTTTCTGCTCAGATACTATTGCATTAGGTATATGACAAACCTTGCTTTCTCTAACTGCTTTTTTTATTTGGTCAAACATATCATATTTAAATTAAATCTATGGTGAACTTCAGTTGGTGCATATCCCCTGTGTGTAAGGTGAGACTCAAAGACTATAGCTTGTCCTTCTTTGCTTTCAATCTTTTCACCACTTTGAAACTCAGTACCACCATCGTTTGTGTGTAAGTTGTATAATATTGAAACATAACTTCCTATATTTGGATCATCACAGTGCCACTCTGGTTTCGAAACAGGAGTGTAAAAATTCCAAAACATTCTGTAGGGTCTTAGCAAACTAAAACTTGATTTTTGTTGAACAATGTAAAAAACCCATTTACCAAAGTTGTTTAGTATTGGATCTGGCGTATGGTTTACTTCAGGTCTTTCAAATGTAGAGATAAACATACCTTTATCTAAAACTTTACTGCCATTAATAAATTTATGAAATGGCTCAGCTAAGTTACGTTGTTTATCAGAAGCAAATTTCCAACCAACT